CTTGCGGCCCCTGTGGGCCTTGTGGCCCGGTAGTAACTGGCACTGTAATCTGACCAGACGAGATACTAAAGCTCGCCCCCAGTTTCAAGCAGGTAGGCAGCGCACCAGATGCGACGGACGCCATCGATACCAAGCAGTCACTAGTGCTATCTGGCGCGACAAATCGGCTAATGTAGCCTGTATTTGCAGCGTTGCGCTGGTCAAAGCGCAGAGCATTAGCTGTTTGTGCCCATGCTGGAGCAGCAATTAGTGCCAGTACTGCAATGATGATTTTCTTCATGGCTTCCCCTTAATATTCCGTGCGTCCATCGCAGTAAGGCCGACGCATGATATCGACTAATTCGGTACGCAATTCTGCGGCTCCACCGGTCATAGTGGCATCTTGTGCGGCTTCTCGCAGCAGGCTCTTAAACTTTGCTTCCCATGCAGGCCAGCGCGCATCATCGCGCATGTATGGGGCAGCCTGAGCCAGCGCGCCATATAGGTACAGATCCGGATACCGCGCAAACGTTGCATGCATTGGAGCAGAATCGCTCAGTAACGTATTCTGCTGGTATCGCAGAGTCATCGTGTAGGCTTGATCCGACTTCGATTCAAACGCGATGTTCGCCCCATCAACAGCCCAATACTCAGGACGCAGCGCCGCAGACTCATCGACATTCAATTGTTGCGGAAGCACATACGCAAGCTGCTCACGCGGATCAATATCCGTCATATACAGCGCAATTGGCTGGCCATAATCACTTGGCAGAGCTGTAAAGCGCGAAACTGTTGGCGCGACAATCGGAGTCTCTAGCTCCCGAGGAAAAATGTTTAGCCGACGATTAATCACTCGCTCGGCCAGGCTAATAAAGTCCGGCACCTGCGCGGTCAGGTCGCTACGATGCAGCCAGTCCGCTACGGTAGTCTGCAACCCTGCGTAAGTGTCGTATGCCATCGTTATTCCTTAGCCTTTGGTGGTCGGCCACGGCGCTTTGGCTCGTCACTTTCCACTTCTTCTACTGGTGAATTGAGGCGCGCATTATCAGCAGCCCAATCGTCCCAACCATCAGCGCGTGCAGCGTCTTCTTCATCAAAGCCACTCACCGCCATATATTCGCCACGCTTGTATAGTGCTTTCGGGTATTCCTGATGCATAACTGCTCCTTGAAACTCCCCAACCCGAAGGCCGGGGATTTGCCGATTAAGGCGCTACGCTCGACAGCACGGCATCAGGACGCATCCAGCTAATCTGGTAAGTTTCGCCAGCAGTTGGAGTGATACCCGATGCAGTATTGTTGGAGAACGTGATACCAACCGTGTTGACAGCGGTGATGCGCATACCGACGATGCCCAAGCCAGCCTGTGCGGTGGGCTTGGATACGCCGATCAGCACATCAGTAGGAACGATGCCAGGAACGGTAAAAGTTTGCTCTGCGGTGGTATTGGCTGCCACCAGTGCAGGAGATAGCGCCACCGAAGGAGCGCCAATCGCCCGCACATTGCCCATGATGATTCCAGAGGACATGGTTATCTCCGATATGAGGTCTATGTTAAAATGCGCAAAATTCGGACGGCCAATTGCGCACGAATGGTCTTGTAGCCGTACAAAATGTCAATACGGCATGGGAACTTGTCATTGGTGATATCGTATTGACGCACGATACGCATCGACAGACCATCCATCACCTCACGTGCTGCGAAGTCCACGCCAGAAGGCATAATCAGGTCAGCGGTTGCGAAGGTGAAGGCATCCTTGTGGAACACCACCGAAGGCTTGTACACCGCCGAAGCGCCGCCTACCTTGACCACAGCGCCGCCGTTAGTTGGCGATGCCGACACGTTTTGCAGCGCGCCAGAGGTCACGATTGCCGGAGCAATTGCGATGTTACCCGCACCGCCAGCATAGTCAGCGGTAACAACGAACTGTTGCAGTACGCCGGTATCTGCTTTGGTTTCAGGGTGGACACGGTTCGCACCTGCAAAGGTGATGATATCGCCAGCTTTGAAGGTGGTAGCGCCAGCAGCCACGGTCACGGTCGAGCCGGTTTGGCCTGCACCGTTGACGGTGTAGCCAGTTGCCGAAGCGGCAGTACCAGTGGTGAAGGTCGGCACCAGAGTGTTTTCGTAGAAGTCGAAACCACCAGTGCGGCCCATCATGCCTTCTTTGTACTGCTGCTTGATGGCGTTGGAGTCTTGGAACAGACCTTTCAGGGTATCGACCAAATCGACGTTATCCTGAGTGTTCAGGATCGCGCTACGGTTGTCATCCATTGGGGCCAGGTTGTCGTTCAGCAGCTTGCGGCCCTGCATGATGTTCTTGAACGTGATAGCCGAACCAACATTGTTGACAGCGTTGTACACGTCTTTGACCATGTTGAAGGCATCGGCCTCAATGTTCGCAGCCAGGACTGCCATAGCAGGATCAAGGATGCGCTTGCTGAAATCGTCCAGGCTCAGAGTCAGCTCAGCAGAGGTAAAGTTGACGTCCACACCCTTCTGGTTCGTGACCGACAGCGTTACGCTTTGCTCGGTGGTGTCCTGCGCGGACAGAGTTGCGCCAGATCGAACAGTATATTGGTTCGGCAGGCGGATGCGCAGATCGGAGCCGATCTTTGCGCCGCTCTTAGCGAACGAATCATCATAGGCGCGGTTCATGTTGCCGATGAAGTTCAGCTTTTGGTGCAGAATACGCAGCGCTTCACGCGTAATCATGTTGGGGGTCAGAATGGTATTTGGCATTTGTATTACTCCTTAACGTTTGCGTTTATTTGCGAGGTCACGTTCCCGCCATTCTCGCCACTCATCAGCACTCAACTTATTCGGGTCAACCTGTCCCGTAGGGGCTTTTGAGCCGATGCGGGTTATAGGCTTTGCCGGTGGTGCTGCCGGGGCCGGTTTAGCGGTTTGCTTTTTCTCCATCTGGTCGAATAGCGCGGCCTTGTGCATGATCTTGAACATCGCAGGATTCTTGATAAGCATCCGCGCTGCTTCGTGATTTAGCTCAAACCCTTGCGAAGCTGCGAACTGCTTTAGTTCCTCGCCTCGTTTTTCCGTCCAGCCTGGAATCTCGCGTGCCACATACGCCTCTGCCTCTTGAACTTGCTTGGCAATTTCTTGCTGCTCGTTCATTGCTCGGTGTTGCTGTCGCTGCGCGATACTGCCATTCAGGCGCGCATGTTCACTTTGCATCGCCTGGATCTGAGCCTGTGCTTTGCCTGCTGCAATGGGGTCTTTATCCCAAGCCGCCTGCCAGTCCACTTGCTCATACTGCTTGAGCGTTTCGGCAATCTGGTGCGCTCTCGACCGTTCTGCAAAGTCGCTGGCGTCCTCTTGCTGTCGCTGCTCACGCTGGGTCGCCAGAGCTTTACGCTCCTCTGCAATCTCCTGCGTTTTGCGGGTGTAGTCCGCGTGCATCAGGCGCTCAGCTTTCAACTTCTCTGCTGCGGTCTTAGGCAACGCGAACTTCTCGCCATCAACTTCGATTTCGTCCGTTTCCTCTTGCTCGGGTTGCTCTTGCGAGTCCTGCTCGGAGGAACTTTCGTTCTCGTTGTTGATTACTTCGTTTTCCGCCTCGGCGGATTGGGCTTCGGAGTTCTGCTCAGAAGCAGATTGTTCCATGTCGCTCATTTGATACTCCAGTTATGCCGACGATGCGGCGAAATCTTTACTGCATTGGCGGCGCTTGTGGCGCTACCTGTTGCTCAATTGGTTGAGGTTGAGGCGCTGGTAATACATCTGGCGATGCGAGTACCTGTTGCATCGTTTGCAGAATCATCATTTGCACCGCTTCTGGCGTTAGCACCTCTGCTGCTGGCTGAATCACTTTCAGGCGGTTAGTTTCTGCGTTGTATGCGTCAATCTGCGCCTTCTGAATGTCAATCGACTTGTCTTGCTGGACCGCTTGCAGTTGCGCTTGGAGCTGGCCGATAACCGCTTGCATCTGCTGCATTTGCTGCTGCGCCGCTTGCAACTCAGGGTTTTGCCCTTGCAACTGCGGCGGCAACGTTTTCTTGAGGCGCTCTGCAATCTGGTCAGCGCCGGGCCAATCCAGATTCTTGGCCAGCAGATCGCCCATCACCTGACCAGCGCCAGGCACAGACCGGATGAACTCAATCATCTGGTTAGCGGCTTCTTCGCGCTTGGTGTTGTAGGATGGGCCGACCTCGCAGGTAACGTCATACTTGCCAGTGGTCAGGCTATAAACGCGGCCTACAGCCTGCATTTCAGCTTGAT